CTGGCGTAACAGCGGCTGATGTTTCTATGTTTGAAATTATTCGTAAGATTGTTGACGAAAAATCGGTTTCACCGCCATTTACTGGCGAGATTGACACAAAAAAGAAAACAGCGACTGAAGTTATTGAGTTGAAAAAACAGCAAATGATGAAATTGGGATTGTTGGTTTGGGGAATTATGGAGTTTGAAAAATCAAGGGCGATGTTAAGGCTATATAACATTTTAGCCAATTGGACAAAACCTATTGACCAAGAGATTGATAAACTAAGAAAAAGATTGGTAAACGTTTATCAAAGATTTGTTGTTGAGACAGAAGACGAGGAAGGCAGACCTATTACTCGGATTATTGAATTTAATCCTGAGAAAGCGCAACTTCCTTCCGATTTTATCATGCGAGAAGAAGAGTTCTTATCGCAAGGAGAAGAGAGACCAGTAAGATTGGTTTATATCGACCCAGAATGGTTAAGAAATATTGACGCTAATTGGTTTGTTTCAATTATTCCGACTGAAAAAGATACTTCAGAACTAAATCGCGTTTTGTTTACGCGAATGATTACTGAAGGAATGCAAATCTTTGGACCGCAAAGCTTTAACTTGGAATATCTCAAACAACGTTGGGCAATTTTAAACAAAGAAGATCCAAATAAGTTGTTTGTCGCTAAATCGCCTGTGATGCCTATTGGTTTAACAACCAATTCTGAAGAATTGCCGAATCTCAATAATTTGGGAAAAGAAATGATGGCTGGTTATTTAACTTCCCTTAAAGAACCATCGTTGAGCAATCTTTTAGGTCGTCAGTAAATATATGTTTTTTAAAAAATGGAAAAAGCCTAAGGTTTATCTTGTTCGAGAGCCATATTGGGAGGAAATGGAAGACGGAGAACAAAACGCTTTTTTGGCGGAAGCTAGAGCTTTATATCATAACGCTGTTTTGAGAAAAATTATTAATCATTTAGCCAATCTTCATTTTGATAGAGCGGCTTTAGAAGCAAAAAATTGGGAAGAGGTATTGGTTGAGCGTTCTTTGGGAGCGGGAGCAGTTTTGGTTGAGCAAGAATTGGAGAAACTTAGTTTTGAGTATGAGGAAAGATATAGAAAGAAAGAAAAAAACGAAAAAGAAAGTTTTTGGACAGTTTAAAATTAAAGGTCGAGTCATTGAACAATTAAATTAATAATTCTTAAAGTTTTGTAAAATATGCCAGTTAAATTATACGATGAAGAAGGCAATGAAGTTGAAGCCTATACTAAAGAAGAATTAGAGGAAAAAATTAAAGAAGCAATTGCTCCTTTGGAAGATAAACTTAAAGGTTTCGAAGATAAAGACTATAACTTTAAAAAACTGCGAGAGAAGGTTTTGCGAGGAGAAAAGCTGAGCGAAAAAGAAAAAGAGATTTATGAACGAGAAAAACTTTTAGAGGAGAAAGAAAAAAGTTTTCAAGAAAAGCTTATCTCTAGTTGGAAAGAAAGAGCGATAAAGATGTTTTCCGAGAATAATCAAGAATTGGTTGACAAGATTAAATATTTTTACGATAATGATTTAAAAGGAATAGAGGCTCAAACAGAAGAGGAAATAATGGAAAAAGTTCGAAAAGCTTACATTTTAGCGACTGGGCAACAACCTAAACAAATCAATCCTTTGTATCAAGCAATGGGAGTAGCTGGTTCTCCTCCCGAAAAAGAGGAGAAAAAAGATTATGCTGATACAGAGGAAGGTCGAAAATTAGCAGAATTAATGGGTATTAAAGTCGATTTAAGCGAATTAAATAAAAAGTAATATGGAAACAAAAATAGAACCAAAAAAAGTCACTCTTACGGTTGAGGAATTAAAAGCGATTACGGATAAAATTAAACAACTAGAAAAAGGAATTACGGCTATTAGACCAGAAAAAGTTAAAGAACATTTGGCTAAGGTAGCGGTAATTGACAATCAACCAGTAATTGGGTGGGAGCAAGTGAAGGATGATGGAACTATTAGTGGTCAAGGCTTAGAAATAACTCTTCATCTTTTAAATGGCGTTACAAAGAAGTTGCCTTATTTAGAATTTATTCATCGAGTACCTCGGGTTATGGTTAAAATTCTTAAAACAGATGTGGAAGAAATTACTGAGACAGAATTTGGCAAGGGTGGAGGAGGAACAACTTATAAGGTTGACGCTAATACTGATAAAATTTTGATGAATGAAGAGATAACTTTAGCGGTTACTTATCGGAAAGCTAAGGCTGAAGTAGAAATTATTGAGGGCGATTTGGCGGGAACAAAATTCGAAATTGATATGAATTATCTAAATCCTTAAAGTATGTCAAACGATAAAGAAATTAAAGAAAAAGCCGAAGAAGGATTAAAAAGATGCATTTCTATAGCGCAGGAGATTATTAAAATTATTGCTCGACACGAAATAAAATTAGGTCAATTGACAAATGAAGAGAAAGATAAATATTATGATCCGATTGCTAAAGAAATTCTTGATTTAATGGTGGAAAAGAATCTGCTCTATTTAGAAAAAGATTTTGTTTTTCAGTTGGTTTTACAAGCTATTGAGGAGACTAGACAAAAGGTGGTAAATTCGTTATCATTATCTTGGGAGAAAGCCTTGAGGAAGTATTTTAATGGAAAAGACTTATTAGATGTCACTTTACAAGACTTGGATGAGAAATTACAAGAGCAAAACGAAAAAAAAGATTAATTTTTGCTTATTTATTTCCTTTTTCGAGTTTAACAGTCTCGTAAAAAACTGTTAACAATTGGCGAGTTGATAGTCTCGTAAAAAACTATCAAAGAAGGGGGAGAAAACCCTTCTCGTCTTCGAGGAGACACTCGTAAAACAGAGAGGCGATTGAATAATCGTCTAGTTTTTATTCGCCTAATTCTTAATTTTAATAATTAACGGTTAAAAATATGTTTGTTCTTATTTCCGGTCCAGCTAAGGTCGAATATTACCCCAAAACTCCTTCCACGACTATTGCTGCTGGGGCTTTGGTTACGTTCAATAATGGTAAGTTGGTTCCAGCTAGCAGCGCTAGTTCTAAGCATATTGGAGTAGCTTTGCGGGGTTCGGCTCCTGGTGACGCTTATGGAGATTATGACCAAGCTACTATGATTCCTGTTCTTGTTCCCTCTCAAGACGCGATTTTTGAAGCAGATGCCACTAACTTAACTAGCAATTTGGTAGGAAAAACTATGGATTTAAGCGATTCAGTAACGGTTGATGGAAGCTCTGATTCTCATCATGCTGTAACTTTGGTGAAGTATCTTTCACCAACCAAAGGTTATTTTAAAATCAACTCATTAGTAACTTATACTCCAGGCGTTTAATCTAATTAACTAATAATTTTTAATTGCTTAATATATGCCAGGAAATCAGACTACTCTTGTTTCTATCTCCTCTTTGCCTGAGTTTACCGATTTGGTACGTCGTAATTGGATTTATCTTAAAGAGACAGTTAAACCAGTAGCTAGACAGCTTTATATCTATGAAATGGTTGGGCAGGGTCAAGGAAATTCAAAACGATACACTGAGGTTGATGTGGAGACTTATGCTGATTATAAACCAGAGGGCGCTAATTTTACTAAGTCAAAGGTTGGAGTTGGTTATTCCAAAGACATGATTGCTCGGACTTATGGCAAAGAGATAGAAATTACCTTAGAAATGAGAAATGACAATCGTTATCAAGAGATTGGCGCTTACATCACTAACTTGGCGTTATTCTGTCAAAACCGACAAGAGTTAGATTTAACTCATCGATTAACTTTCGCCACTAGCACTTCTTATGTTGACAAGAACGGCGAGACTATCGATGTAAGCGTTGGCGATGGTCAACCTCTCATTTCTAACGCTCACACTTTAGCTTTTTCTCCCATTACTTACTCCAATCGTGTTCCAGGCGACCCTGTTTTCTCTCAAAGCGCTTTTGAGGCCGCTTTGCAATTAGCGGCTACTCAAATCTATACCAACTTTGGAGAGAAAAGGGTACTGCATTTTAACACGATTATTACTGGCGATGACCCTGCAACTGTGAGAGCTGTTCGTCAGTTATTGCAATCAACTGCTGATATTGACGCTGTTCAGTCGGGCGTGGCTAATGTTTATTCAGCTACTCAAACTGGGTTCAAGCATGTAATTTTGCCTAACTTGGCGACAACTGCTTCTGGGGCTTATGACCCGACAAAAAGAAAATGGTGGTTTATTGCGGCTACTGGTCAAGGGGTGAATGGTTGGCAAGCTTACTTTGGCGAATGGATACCTCCAACTCTTCGAGTTCCTGAAGTGGGTAATAACGGAGAAGATATTCACAACTTGAATTGGACTTATGTCGCTTTTTGCCGTTATGGTATTTGTATTCCTTCTCCCAAAGGAATTATTGGTTCTTGCCCTCAATCCTAAACTAACTAATTAATCCTTCTTAGAAGGAGCAATCTCAAAAAGAGGAAACTCGGCGGGAGGCGGCTTCTAAGAAGTTGATTTAAAGGATATGCAGACAATAGTTAGACAATTCATCTTAAAAAAGACTTTAGTTTCTTCGCAAATTACTACCGATGGAATTCCTTTGACCGGTGAAGCTTATGGTGAAATCTATGTGAAAAACATTATTGTAAAAACTGATGGAACGGGTTTAGATGGTGGAACAAACTTTGAGATTGTTTGCGATAACGATAAAGGAGGTAGAACGCTTTTTGCCGAAACAGTAGAAAATTTAGGAGCAAATGTGACTAAGGATTTCTCAACAGCTTCTCTTGTTGGTCAACCAACAATTCTTGAAAACGGCAAGAAACTTATTGCGAAATCTACTGACGATGATTGTACTGGAAATGGAACAATTGATATTTATTTGGTCTTAGAAAAAGTGGATACTCCATCTCATATTGAACTGGTGTAATAGCGTTTATTTCTCGTTAGGATGGGTATAATGGGGGACCTACCCATCCTTAATGGGAATAAGGGATGTAGTTGATATTAATAGCGTTAAAATTAATCTTGTTTCAAAATTATGTTATTAAAACAACAAATTGATGTTTCAAATTTTCGAGGACTACCGGTTGACGATTTAGGCGCTTCTCAGAAAATTATTACTATCAATGAAGGAACAGTTCAGTTGTATTACTACAACAATGGAGTTTTAACTCTTGATGATGGGCAACCCGCTGGCACAGTAGTAGTAGCTCAGTTAGCTTATGGAGGTATCAAGAACGCTTTAGGTTCAATGCAAGCGACTCATTTAGATACTTCTTTATCTTTTGCTTCGACTGCTTTAACGGTTGAAAAACCTTTTCCTTGGGATAAAGCGGAAAGTGTTGACGAGGCTTCAGGGGAGACGAGGGCTAAGACTATCGCTAATGAATTAAATAATGGGGAGTATGTTGTGGATTATAAACACGGGATTATTTATGGGAAGAAAGCTACTACCGCCAACACTTTGAACTCCACATCTTATAAAATTCAAAGAAATAGCGAGGCAGTAACTTTAGAGGCTAGCAATATTGAGATAGGAGCGGTTGAATTAAAAGATGCAGATACTGATACAAGAGCGAAAATTAAAGCGGCTAACGCTTCAACTTCTCCTTCAACTGTAGTTTTAGCTACTCAACCAATTGATGAAGCTGGGTTAGTCATTGGCGCTTTGCCTCAATCTTTGGTGGGTGGAGAAAAGAATGTTCCAAACGCTGGAACAGCTGTTCCATTAGGAAATTCTTTAAATACTAGAACAATTTACATTAGAGCAAAAATGACTAACACTTCTTTTGTTTGTGTCGGCGATTCAAACGTGAATAAAACAAGCAATAGACAGATAGTTCTTTTTCCAGGCGATGCGATAGTATTGAATGTAGCTAATCGAGCTAGTGTTTATCTTGACGCGGATGTGAGCAATGATGGTGTTAGTTATCTTTGTTTAGTCTAATTCTTAATTGCAAATAAAATCGTATGGAACCTCGATACGAAATTATTGAAAATAAATTGGTCGTAAAAATACCTTCAGAAGAAGTGGTAGTTTATACTAGAGAACAATTGGAACAAGAAAAGGCTGAGCATGAAGCGAGAATAGCTCAAATAAATCAATTGTTAGCCAAGTTTGACGAGTTGGCAGGACAATCCTCGGAAGAAACAAAAGCGACTTCTTCCGAAGAACCTTCTGTTTAAAAGCTTGAATTAGTTAAGTTGCCAATTATATGTTTCAAAATATTGGTTTAATACCATTTGTCCCTTTTGTTAGGGTGAATAACGTTATCACTCAAAAAATTCCAGGAGACCCTTTAAATTTAATTTCTAATGTTGATAGACCGAATCTTTTAAATCTAAGCACTTATCTTTCTGCTCCCACTGGCGATGAGACAGCTTTTACTTTGAATTATACGACTAATAAGTCTGCTTCAGGCAACGATTTTGGTTTGGTAATTAATTGGACTGATATTTCTTCGCCAGGAAGTTCTTATCCTTTGGTTGTCTTTCGAAATAACAACTATTTGTTTCGAATATTAGATTCAGGCGGAGTAGAAACTTTCGGCGCTTCTTATTTTAACGCTAACATTTATGTTTCAAATACTATTTATTCTTTGGGAACCAATTCGACATTGATTTTGAATTCTCGGAGTTATTCAGCTGGAGGGACAATTGGAGTACGAGTAGTTCCTTCGACAATTTCAAATTCTTCTGGTCTTTTTGTTGGACTTCAAATTAATCCGGCTTATAACCAAACAGGAACAGCTGGAGCGACTGATTTGTTAATTAATAGAATAGAAACAGCGATTGGGAGCGGTTCTCATAATTTTATTGACGCTCAAATTAATGGAGTAAGCAAATTCAAAGTGAGAAGAGATGGATTGATTAATTGGATAACCGAGAATACTACAACCACAGTAGGAAGCGCTGGAAGCGCTCAAGCTTTGCCAAACAATCCCGCTGGTTACTTGAAAGTTACCGTTAACGATACGGTTTATCTTGTTCCATATTATAACCTAAGCTAATTATTATGGCGGAGGGTTTAGAAATTGTTAAACATTTATCAGAAAACGGCATTTTTGGGATTATGTTAGGACTAATTATTTTGGCTGGAAGTTCAATTTTCTTGCTTTATCAGTTTGTTGTAAAGCATTCAAATCATCTTAATGAATTGATTGTTAAATTGATAGAAAATGTTGAGAAAAATACTGAAGTAACAGAAGAAGTTCGAGATTTAATTCTTAATCTCAATCATAAAAAATAATATGAACGCTAAAAAATGGTATCAAAGCAAGACTATTTGGTCGGCTATTCTAAAAGCTATTGCTGGCATTTTAACTTCTGTCGTTCTTGTTTTGGATGATAAGGTCCAAATTACTGACATTTTGCCTGGAGTTGTAACTACTGTTTGGTCAACTATTGATATTATGATTCGTTTTAAAACGAATCAACCGATTGAATAGTTATGAAGTCTTTAAAAAGACTTAAGCGAAAAATGAGCGAAAATGAATTAAGAAACGCGATTAAGGAAAGAATAGAATGGCAAGGAGGAAAATGTTATCGGATTAACAACATCGGCGTTTGGAACGCTCAAAAGAAGGCTTATTACTTTCACGGCGCGAAGGGAGTGCCCGATTTAATCGCCTTCTTTAAAGGGAAAACCATTTTTATTGAGACTAAAAGCAAGGGCAAAGCGACACAAGAACAAGAGGAATTTATTAGATTAGCCAATCAACATCAAAGTTTAGGAGTTATTGTCTATTCTTTAGAAGAATGGGAGGAGTATGAAAAAACTTTATAGAATTGTTTATCAAATTTTAGTTGGTTTATTGTTCTTTCTTCTCGCATTTTTCGTATTTAGTTTAATCTTTTATTGGTTTTGTTTCTATGAACAAATACGGTTTAATTCTTGAACCTTATAAACCAGAAGATTATTACTTTCAAGGAGTAACAGGCATTGATGACGAAATTTTAGAAGAAGATGGGGATTGGTCGGAATATCTTCCTATTGAAGAATGTCAAAGAGGTTATTATGTAGAGACACAGGCGTGCGTTTCATTTTCGGCTCTAAATGTTTTAGAAACGCTTTTTAAAAGAAAGTTTCATAAAGAAGTAAATTTTAGCGATAGGTTTTTAGCTAAGGTTTCAGGAACAACAAAAAATGGAAATACTTTTACCAATGTCGCTGAGGCGATTAGAAAATATGGATTAGTTTACGAAGAAGATTGGAGCTGGAATCGAGCCACTTTTACTTGGGACGAGTTTTATCTAATGCCTGACACTCAAGTCTTTCAGAAAGCGAACGAATGGCGGCAAAACTATGAGGTTAAATATGAATGGGTAATTCCTTTGCCAGAAAAACTAATGGACGCTTTAAAATACGCTCCTTTACAAATCGGCGTTTATGCTTGGGACAAGAAAGAAGGAGATATTTATCTTCGGACAGAAAAGCCTCAAAATCATGCTGTGGTTCTTTTTGGTTATGAAAAAGGCAAGTATTGGAAAATTTTTGATACTTATAGCAACTATATCAAGTTTTTAGCTTGGAACTTTTCTTTTACTGGGGCGATTAAATTTAGTCTTAATCTTAAAAAACCTATGACAGCCAAATTTGAAAACAATACTCTTCTTCAAGAAGTGGAGGAAACAGGGATGTTTGCTCTGTATTTAGATAATAAGCTTTATGTTGATAGCTTGGACAAGCTTTTAGCTACTTGGTTAATGAGAAATAATGGCAAAGTCGAAGGAAAATGCAAAGCGGTGAAGAAACAAGATATTGAAGGATTAAAGAAATATAATCTAAAAAACGAACTTATTTTGTAATTATTTTTTTATGTCAGCCAAAATTCTTCAAACTCCCACAATAATTAAAATAATTGGTGGAACGATTCAAATTCAACATCCCGATTTGTCAGGCTATCCTCGAACGACTCTTGTTTCTCCTTTTATTGCCGGAAGCCCCACTCTAATAGTGGCAGACAATAATGGTTTTAATAATGGCGATACAATCCTATTGGGAGAGGTAGGAAATGAAAAAACGGAATATGTTTCAATAAACAACAATGTTGTTAGAGGAACTCTTATCCCAATTAGCAATACGACTTCTTTTTCTCATGAAATTCATACTCCAGTAACTAAGATTTATGAAAAACAGATTGCTTTATATGGAGCTAATTCTTTAAGCGATAGCGGCGTCTTGATTGCTGTTTTTGATATTCAATGGAATAAACAATTTAGCGAATATTCTTTGAAATTGACTGATAATATTTATCCTTACTACTTTGTCAAGTTTTATGATGGGAGTGTTTATTCTTCTCCTTCTCCTTACGTGCCTTTAACTGGTTTACCACATAATTCAGTAGCGGCCATAGTTCAAAGAGCTTTAGACGAAACTAGAAGCGAAATTGACGGCAAATTGATTACAAGAGAATGGCTTTTGTCGGTAGTTAACGATTGGCAAGACGAAGTGAATGGCTATATTACCGCTGATGGTATTCCTAAAGAATGGAGCTTTGAAGTATTTACTGACCAAACTATTAAGCTAAAACTCAATGAGAATCGATATCCTCTTTCAGGTTTAGCGGCAACGATTGATACCTCTATTCCAGGGTCTATTATTAATGTTCGGATGGGTTCTTGGCCATTGCGTCCCGTAGATATAGCTTATTTTGAAGAGTATATGCAAGGGATAGTTAGAGGAACTTTAGCTTCTGACGCTTATCCTGGCGATACCTCTATTACTTTGGAAAATAGCGCCGAGTTTCCTAGCTCTGGTTCTTTGATAATCGGTTCAGATACAATTAATTATTCGTCAAATAATACTGAGTCAAACGTTATTTCTGGTATACCTTCTTCTGGTTCTGGTTCGATTACAACAATTTATCCAGCTGGCACCACAGTTTGGTATGGCGTTTCTCCTGGCAAACCAACCTTTTACGCTATTGCTGACGGGTATATTTATCTTGATGTTCCAGTTTCAGCAGCTTATGTTAACTATCCTTTGCGATTTAGAGCTATTAAGAAACTTCCTCGGTTAACATCTTTTGCTTCTACTACCGAGATACCTTTTGTTTATTTGGCTAAGTATTATGTGGGAGCAAGAATTCAAGCTAGAAAAGGCAATATGGCTGAACACGATAGGTTAATGCTTCTTTTTCGAGAGAAGTTAGAAATGGAGGCGAGAAAAGACGGTTTACCAACGGCTGAACCAATGAGTTATTATAACTTCTGAGTTATTATAACTTCGATAATAAACAAATTAACTTGGTAGATAGAGAATTTTTGTGGTGGAATCAAAATTAATGATATGGAGACTCATTTTCTTAACTTTTTAGAAGGGTTGGATACTTCTCTTTCTCCTTTGCTAATCCCCAAGAATGGTTTAGCTATTCAAGTAAATTGCCTTACAACTTATAAACTCGGAGCGATTTTAAAAAGGGTAGGTTACCAAAGAGTTGGCAATGCTCCTTTGGAAAATGGCAAGCCTATTACCGGGCTTCATAATTTTCGACAGTCAGCTTTTATTCAAAAAATGTTGGCAACAGTCAATAACGCTAATGATTCAGCCTTGCAATTGTTTTATTCGACAGGCGGCAATTGGACAGAAATACCAGCGGCGGAGACAGCTTGGGCTGGTTATGAAGATTGTCAGGTAGAAATGGAGGACTTTCTTGGTTATTGTTTCTTTGTCGGATATGACAGTTATGATAATGTTTTTTTGCCTAATCGCACCTTAACAGGAACGACTTTTGGAACAACCAATACCGTCAATATGCCTCAGGCAAAATATATTATCCGCTATCGAGATAGGTTGTATTTAGGCAATTGTTATTACAATGGTTCTTTTCAACCTTTTCGGGTTTATTTTTCTAATGCGCCAACAGGAGGAACAATTGACTGGAATCCTGACGAAAACTTTTTTGATGTCGATTTTTCGGAAGAGATTACAGGCTTGGGAGAGAATTGGGATAGGTTAATCATTTTTACGGAATACTCGGCTTATATGTATAACCAAGACGAGAAGAAAAAGGTTTGGGATATTGGTTGTGCCTCCCATCGAACCATTAAGAGTTTTGGTCCTTATTTGGTTTGGGCTGATATGAATAACGTATGGTTATCGACAGGCGGTCATCCTCAGGCTATTGGCGGACGAGTTATTGATTTTATTCGTTATTCGGATATGCGGAAAGCTTTTGCCGAGATTGTTGATGAAGAATATCATTTATACATTGGCGAAGCGATAGTTAACGGAGTGGTTTATTCAAATTGCGTTTTGATTTATAACTTTCCTACCCAGACGTGGCGAGTTCATACCTATGCTCACCCAATGTCAATTTTTGCGACTTTTTATCAAAATGGACAGAACTATCTTGTTATGGGTTCGGCAAATGGAAACGTTTTTCAATTAGGCAAGTATACCGATGAAGAATTGTTGACTTCGGATGCTGGAGAACCAATCTTTTCTTGGTGGCAGACTGGTTTCCTTCCTCTTAACGCTCCCCATATTAGAAAAAAGATTGTAAAAGTAATAGCCTATTCGGAAAGAGCTCAAGGTTTGCTTCTTAAGGGAAGAATTGTTGATACCAATACGATGTCTTTAAGCGAGTTTTTCGAGATTGGACAGTTAAAAGAATATATTAACGAGTTTCAGGTTAATGGA